ATATCGAGGTTCTTATAGAGGGTAATATAATTAGAGTAAATTACAATAAACCAGAAGAAGAAGGTTTAGGCGAATACATACATAAAGGTATTGCTAAGAGATCTTTTAATTTAGGTTGGAAGATTGACAGTAAGTTTGATCTTTCTAAAGCAACAGCCGACTTTAAAAATGGCTTGTTACAAGTTATAATTCCTTTTGCCAAAGGATCAGAGCCAAAAACTCTGAAAATTAATTAAAGAAGTTCGCCCTAGAGCTTGGTTTTTATTAAAATTTTTCGTATATTGTACGTACACTAAAACGTTATATAACATGGCAAATCCAAATTTTAAAGGCAGACCTGTTGGATCAGGTAAATCAACATTTATTGAAGATCCCTTATTAGGAAACTTCAAGATTGCAATTGATGAATACAGTTTTAATGTAGTAGATACTGTTAAAAATAAAACAGTAGGTTTTCATACTAGATTAGAACAAGCTATTTTAGCAGTTGCAAAATACCAAATGCTCGAAGACAGAGTATATAGTTTAACTGAGTATGCAAGTAAATTTAAAGAAACACATTTAAAACTTAAAGAAGGAATTTTAAAATGAATAAATTAAAACCAGTTAATGGGAATATTGTCCTCCGCCCTATTGAAGAAGAGGAACAAATGTCGGGAAATATTATCATTCCAGATATGGGTAAAGAAAGACCTGATATGGGGGAAATTGTCGCTATATCAGAAGTCTATAATTTTAATAAAGGTGAATATGCACCTACTATACTAAAAGTTGGTATGAAAGTTTTAATCCCAAAAATGGGAGCACAATCAATAACTATTGAGGGAGAAGAATACTACATAACAGCACAAAATTCAGTTTTATCAATAATAGAATAATGACAGAAACAAGTTTCGGAACAGATTTAAAAAATAAGCTTTTAGAGGGAGTTCAAAAGCTAAATAATAGTGTAGCGTCAACCTTAGGACCTGCAGGAAGAACAGTATTAATTAAAGATGATACTGGTGAAATTAAAATAACCAAAGATGGGGTTACAGTAGCAAGAGCATTTAAAGAATTAGAAGATCAAACTGAATCTATAGGTGCTGAATTAGCTAAAAAAGTTTCAACTAAATGTGCTAATGAAGTAGGTGATGGTACTACAACTTCAACAGTATTAGCTACTGCTATTTTAGAAGAAGGAATTAGACAAATAAATGAAGGCTCTAATCCTGTAAATATTAAAAAAGGTATAGATGAAGCTGTATCAACAGTAGTGAATAGGCTAAAAGAAATGTCTACTGAGATTACTGATGATTCCCAAATTAAGGAAGTAGCAACTATATCAGGTAATAATGATCCTGAAATAGGTAATTTAATTTCTACTGCTTTAGATAAAGTTGGTAGAGATGGGATTGTTACTATTGAAGAATCCAAAACAGGCGAAACTTCACTTGAAATAGTAGAAGGTATGCAATTTGATAGAGGTTTTAAATCCCCTTATTTTGTTACAGATAATAATACAATGCAAGCTGTATTAGATGATCCTTATGTATTAATTTTTGATGGAAGAATAACACAAGCTTCAGAATTAATTAATGTATTAAATAAAGCAAGCGGTGAATCTAAATCCATTTTAATAGTTGCAGAAGATATTGATGGAGAAGCATTAGCAACTTTAATTGTAAATAAAATGAGAGGTACTGTTAAGGTAGTAGCTGTTAAAGCCCCAGAATTCGGGGATAGAAGAACTATGGCTTTAGAAGATTTAGCTACAGTTACAGGAGGTCAAGTTTTATCTAAAAATAAAGGACATAAACTAGACAAAATGTCACCTATTCAGTTTAATGAACTATTAGGTTCAGCTAGGAAAGTATCAGTAGAAAAAGAAACCACTACTATTATAGATGGTAAAGGTGGAGAAGAAGCTATAACTACTAGAGCTGAAGAAATTAAAATTCAACTTGATAATGCTAATTCTGCATTTGAAAAGGAAAAACTACAAGAAAGATTAGGTAAACTAATTGGTGGTGTAGCAATTATTAATGTTGGAGGTAATTCAGAAATTGAAATTAAAGAAAAAAAGGATAGAGTAGAAGATGCATTATTTGCTACTAAAGCTGCTTTAGATGAAGGTATTATAATTGGTGGTGGAACTGCTTTAGTATATGCTTCAAACATTATTAATGTAATTTCTGAAAATAAAGATATAGCCACTGGTCGTAGAATAGTAAAAACGGCTATACAAGAACCATTTTTAAAAATATTAAGTAATGCGGGACATGAAACTAATGATGTTAGATTTGCATCTTATGGTCTAAGTAGTGCCGATCCTAATTTTTGGTTAGGTTTAAATTTTAAAAATTTAGAAATGGTTAATTTTAAAGAATTAGGAATTATTGATCCTAAAAAAGTAACTAGAATTGCATTAGAAAATGCTGCTTCTATAGCGGGTACTATTCTTACTACTGAATCTGTTGTTTATGAAAAAAGAACAGATAAAGAAGAAGAACAAAACCCAATGGCAGGGATGATGTAATGATTTTTTTAAATATTTATTAAATGATTATGAATAAATTTATTTATATAGTTTCGTTTATGCTCATAGGAATGAGTGTAAGCTGTGAGAAGCAAGATTGGTTCTCACCTGAAGACGTTGACGCTTTAAAAGCAAATTTTCAAACTCAATTAAATGATTTGACATTTGCTAATAATGAATTAACAACTTCAGCTACGGATCTTACTACTCAAGTAACGACTTTAACTACTACAGTTGAGACCTTACAAGCAGAAGTAACATCTTTGACAACATCAAACACTACATTATCCACTGAGAATACAGCGTTAACAGCTACTAATACAGCTAATACCACTACTATTACCGGTTTAAATGATGATGTAACTGATTTGACTGCACAAGTAGCTACCTTAACGGGTAATATTGCTACATTAGATGCACAGATTGTAACTTTAAACACTACAATAACAAACTCTGGAGCTACTACTACTGACTTAACAACTCAAATAGCAACACTAACAACTAGTGTTACTACTTTGACTGCTCAAGTTGCTACATTAGAAGCTGCGGCGGATGTTTTAGAAGCTGATATACTAGCTATGAAAAACTTTAAATCAATTAGAGACAAATTAGACGTTATGGTTGCTGCAACTATTGCAGATGTTAACCTAAACAAAGCTATTGACTCTTTATCTATTGGTTTAACTTCTACAAGTATTACTCCATCAGTATTAAAAGGATTAGTAACTGCTGAAGCTAACTGGTTATTTAATAACGCAGTTACAAGTGGTACTACATCTATGACAACTTCGGCAACTGCTTTTTATAACACATCTACAGATACAAATGTAGTTAATTATAAAACATTAGTTACTGAATTGACAGCTGCATGGAATGCTGCTAAAGAACCACAACTAATTTTATGGTTCATCGAATTCATTAAAGAATACGAAAATCTATAAAAATATATCATAGGGGAGTTTTGCTCCCCTATTTTATTTTATTATATTAATGGTTATATGATTAAAGAACACACTTTATTTACTGAAAGATTTAGACCAATTGATCCTAAAAACTATATTGGAAATGAAATATTCAAAACAAGTTTAGGTCAGTGGATTAAACAACAAGATATTCCCCACATTTTATTATATGGGCCTGCAGGTACAGGTAAAACTACTGCTGCAAAATTAATTGTAGCTAATTTAGATTGCGATTCAATTTACATTAATTGCTCAGATGAAAATGGTATAGAAACAATTAGAGAAAAGGTAAAGTCGTTTGCATCTGCCGCGACATTCCGCGCTTTAAAAGTGGTTATAATGGATGAAGCTGATTTCTTAACGATCAACGCACAAGCAGCATTACGTAACGTTATTGAGACGTTTTCTAAAACAACACGCTTTATATTTACTTGTAATTATATTGAACGTGTAATTGATCCTATACAATCTAGAACATCAGTATTTGAAATATTACCTCCTTCTAAATCAGAAGTAGCTAAACGTTGTTCTTTTATTTTAGATGCAGAAGGGTGTAATCGTGCAACTGATGATATTGTAGAAATTGTAAATAAAACTTATCCTGATATTCGTAAAACATTAAATTTATTACAATCTTGTATTGTATACGACATAGCAGGTACTTTTTTACAATTAAATAAAGATATTGTCAATCAAAAACAATATACAGATCAAATTATTGATCTAATTAAATCTAATGATGATAAAGCATTTAATAAAATAAGACAATTAATTGCTGATTCAAATATTAGAGATTATAATGAGTTATATAGAGCCTTATTTAAAAACTTAGATTCATTCCATAACCCAGTGTTAGGTACAATTATTATTGCCGAATCACAATATCAGTCTGTTATGGCTCCTGATAAAGAAATTACATTTATGGGATGTGTCGCTAATTTATTAAAACCGTTTTAAAAATGGAACAACCACAAATGAATTTGGATTTATCCAAAACAACAATTATTGAAACCTCTAAAGGAGAAAAAATTTGGTCACAAGGTGTTACTTTAAGAAAAGTATCTAAGTTTATAACTGGTACTAGTGAAGATGCTATTGTACCAATTCCAATTTTTTATGATCCTGAAACTAAAGAAATTTTAGAAGATACTTTACCTCGTGAAATAAGAGAAGAATATACAACAACAAAATCAAAATAATTTTTACTTATGAATAATAAAACAGGCCCTTTAGGCCCTACAGATGCAAATCTAGATTTTTCAAGAACAGAACCACTAGAAACATGGAGTGGAGAAATCCTTTGGCAAAGTGGATATATTATAAGAAAAGTACCAAAAGAAGTTTCTGGTTTAGATCAAGAAACTATTGTACCTATTCAAGTTTTTTATGATCCAAAAACAGGTAGAATATTAGATAATACTCTTCCTCCTAGTATTAGAGAAGAAATCACTGGTCAAACAATTGATACTGTAAATTTTGTACCTAATACTACTTCCCCACAAAAGGACCAAAGTAAAGAATCAGAAATTAATTGGGGTGAGTTTAATTAATGAATATATTTGATTGGCTTAACGAAATTAGTTATAATAAAACACCTTGGTCTTCATTTACAGAAAAAGATCAAGAATCTTTTAACCGTTATATGATAAACCGTTTTATATCGATGAAAAGTAATTATATTGATATAGTTAATTTAATCCAAAAATATCCTTTATCTAATATGAATCTTTACAATTTTTATTGTAAAACAATCCCTAAAAAGAAAACATTCTTTAGATATATTAAACCTAAAAAAAATAAAATAAATGATTCATTAATTTCTATAGTAGCAAACAACTTTAATATTAGTGAACGTGAAGTAAGAGATAATCATCATTTATTAGGAAAGAATATATTTAGGAGTATACTTCAAGAAAGAGGTATAGATGAAAAACAAATAAAAAAATTATTAAAATGAAAATAGAATTATATAAAATGTTAAAAACAGAAGCGGAAGCAGAAAAGGCTAAAGCTTTATTATCACTGGATTTATTAGGTAACCATCCTGCAGGAATTGGAGATCATAGTACAGAGGATTTTTACAAAAATGCAACTGAAGCATTAACAACTTTAGTTGATGCTGATGATAAACTAGCTGCATTAAAAAAATATTTTACTCAACCTAAAATAAATCTTAACGAAAAAACATTTTAAAAGGATAATGAACGTTGAATATTATAACCATATTGCGATATATAAAGATATTTTACCTAAAAAATGGTGTGAAAAAGTTATTGAGTTGTATGAATCTAAAGATGAGAAATTTCCAAGGCAGAAAGTAGAACTAATTCCTACTATTTTAAAGAAAGATACTCATGTTAGTTTTAATACTTTTCCTCAAGAAATTATACAGCCTTTTATGAATCTTTTATATTCTAAGATTATACCTGATTATGATGAACAGTATAGTTTTAATTTTGAAAAAAATTTTCAATTAGAAGTTATTGATTTTAAAGTTCAAAAAACTAACCCATCTGAAGGTTATCATATGTGGCATTATGAAAATTCTCATCCTAACCTAATAAATAGACTTTTAGTTTATACTGCTTATTTAAATGATATAGAAAAAGGAGGAGAAACAGAATTTTTACATCAATCCTATAGATCAGATCCTAAACAAGGTAATATATTAATATTTCCAGCAGGTTTTACCCATTTTCATAGGGGTAATCCTCCAATGTCGGGATCAAAATATATAGTTACAGGATGGATAATAACAAAAAATTAAATATGAGTGATTCAATAAAAAAATATCAAGAAACAAAAATAAACAAAAGCATATCAGCAAAAGAAGTTTTAAAAAAAGAATATCCAATAATTTATCAAACTTATGTAGAGGTAATGGATGAACAATTTGAATTATTTGCTAAAAAACACCTAGATTATGGAATGGGTAATGTATCGGCAGGTACACAACTAGTAAATGATGAAGAAACAGAATTTGCTATGACTGGATTATGGTATAGACTATCTGATAAAATTAATAGATGGAAAAACATGATATTAACGGGTAGAAAAGCACAAAATGAAACTCTTGTAGATACTTTTCAGGACATAACTAATTATGGTATTATATGCCAAATGGTTTTCAAAAATAAATGGAAGTAAATTACGCTACAGATAAAGTTGTATCTTTTTCACAATATTCTACTTATAAATCTTGTCCTCATAAATGGTATTTAGAATATGTAAAAGGTCATAGGGATACTAAACCTAATATGTACTTTGTATTTGGGACAGCTATACATGAAGTACTACAACATTATCTACAAACCATGTTTGATACATCCGCAAAAAAAGCAGATGATTTAGATTTAAATTTATTCTTTAAAGAAAAAATGGTTGAAGAATACACTAAATATAAGAAAAAACATGGTCACTTTGCTACACCAGAATTATTAAATGAATTTTATTCAGATGGTGTAGGAATATTAGATTGGTTCAAAAAACATAAACGTGGTAGAAGAAATTATTTTTCACCTCGTAAACATGAATTAAAAGGTATTGAAGTACCTTTAATAACTAATCCAATAAAAGAAAGACCAAATATTAAGTATATGGGTTACATAGATCTAATAATCTATAATAAAAATTTAGATGAATATACTATATTTGATATTAAAACATCTACTAAAGGATGGTCAAAATGGGAAAAAGGCAATGAAATAAAACATCAACAGTTATACCTTTATAAACAATACTATTCAGAATTATTTAAAGTACCTTTAAATAAAATAAATGTAGAGTTTTATATTGTTAAACGTAAAGTGTTAAATTTTGATGATGAAAATTTAATGTCACCCCACCAAGCATATCGTGTACAAAATTTTAAACCTATTGATAATAAATTAAGATTAAAAAGGGCTAAAGAAAATTTTATTTCTTTTATAAAAGAATGTTATACTGATACTGGTAATCCTATAGATAAAGAATTTGAAAAGAAAATTGATAAACCTTGTGATTGGTGTGACTTTGGAAAAAACAAAGATTTATGTGGAGCTGCACTAGCTCCCGAAGAAAAATTCTTTAGTTTTTAGACTACATATATTTATATATATATAAAAATAGATTATGCAAAAAGATAAGTTACAATTAACAAGTGTAAAAGTACATAGGCACTTATTTGATGAATTCAAAGTAGAATGTGTACGTACAAAATTTTCATTCCAAAAACTTGCAGACCGTGCTCTTTGTTTGTATCTTACAGACAAAGATTTTAAAAAACAAGTTCACAACCAAACTAATTTAACATTAGATAATTAAAATTTTATGAAAGAAGGTTATTTACCAAAAGAACAAAGAAAAAAAATATTATTTCTTTGTGATGACATCCGTATGCATTCCGGAGTTGCTACTATGGCAAGAGAAATTGTATTAGGAACTTGTCATCATTATAATTGGGTTAATGCAGGTGCTGCTATTAACCACCCTGAAGTAGGGAAAAAAATGGATTTAAGCCAAGATACTGGTAATAGAGCAGGAATTAAAGATGCTTCTGTATTTTTATATCCACAAAATGGGTATGGTGATGCAATGATGATCCGTAGACTATTAAAAGATGAAAAACCAGATGCTATTTTTATTTTTACTGATCCTAGATATTGGGAATGGTTATTTCAAATTGAAAACGAAATTAGGGCAAAATGTCCTTTAATTTACCTTAATATTTGGGATGATCTACCAGCACCCATGTATAATGAATCATACTATGAATCATGTGATGCTTTATTAGGTATTTCTAAACAAACTACTAATATTAATAGAATTGTATTAGGAGATAAAGGTAAAGATAAAGTTATTGAATATGTTCCTCATGGTATTAATGAAGAACATTTCTACCCAATTGATGAAAATCATAAAGAATGGGACAATTTACAAACAGCTAAAAAACAATTGTTTGGAGATAAAGAATATAAACATGTATTTTTCTTTAATTCAAGAAATATTAGAAGAAAAATGCCTTCGGATTTATTAGCTGCTTATAAAATATTTAAAGAAAATTTACCTGAAGAAGAAAAAGATGATATATGTTTAGTATTACATACAGCTCCTGTAGATGGCAATGGTACCGATTTAATAGCTGTAAAACATTTATTATTAGGTGAAGATGAGAGTGTTAGATTTTCTACATCTAAATTAGCTACAGAAGGTATGAATTATCTTTATAATTTAGCAGATATAACCGTATTACCTTCTTCAAATGAAGGATGGGGGTTAGCATTAACTGAATCTATGATGGCTGGTACAATGATTATTGCTAATGTTACAGGTGGAATGCAAGATCAAATGCGTTTTGAAGATGAAAATGGTAAATGGATTGATTTTGATAAAGATTTCTGTAGTAACCATTTTGGAACTTATAAGAAACACGGTAAATGGGTTATACCAGTATTTCCTTCTAATACAGCAATAGTTGGTTCCCCTAAAACTCCTTATATATTTGATGATAGACTAGATTTTAGAGATTTAGCTAAAGCATTACAACAATCTTATGAAATGTCTAAGGAGGAAATTAAAGAAAGAGGATTAGCAGGTCGTGAATGGGTTACTTCAGACGAATCTATGCAATCTGCAAGGCGTATGAATGAAAATGTTATCAAATATATTGATCAAACACTTAATACATTCAAACCTCGTAAAAAATTCAGCTTTCAAAAAGTAGATAAATTACCAATTAAACAGTTACAACATAAATTATTATATTAGTTATGAATAAACCATTTATAGTAGTAAGTTGCCCTATCGATACGTTTTCAGGATATGGAGCACGTTCAAGAGATGTAGTTAAAGCATTAATAAATTCAGAAAAGTATGATGTAAAAATCTTATCACAAAGATGGGGTAATACACCATATGGCTTCTTAAAAGAAGATAATGAAGATGAAAAAAAGATGCTTGATGCTATTATTCCTACCCCTTTACAACGCCAACCAGATGTTTGGATCCAAATATCAGTACCTGATGAATTTCAAAAATTAGGTAAATTTAATATTGGTATGACAGCTGGAATTGAAACTGACTTATGTGATGTAAGATTTATCCAGGGTTGTAATAATATGGATTTAATATTAGGTTCATCAAATCATAGTTTATATGCTTTAAAAAACTCAGTATATGAACAAAAAGACCCAACAGGTAAATCAGTTGGTCATATTAAATTAGAAACTCCATCAGATATTTTATTTGAAGGTGTTGATTTAGAAAAATATTTTTATATTGCACCAAAAGATTTACCTAAAACTGAATTAGTAGAATCCTTAGATACAATTGATGAACAATTTTGTTTCTTGTATGTTGGGCATTGGTTAAGAGGAGCAATTGGTGAAGATAGAAAAAATACAGGCTTAATGCTTAAAACATTTCTTGAAACATTTAAAAACCAAAAGAACCCCCCTGCGTTAATTATGAAAACTATGACAGGTCCTGCTTCAATTATGGACCGTGAAGAAGTGTTTAGAAAAATAGCTGAAGTAAGAAAAAGTGTAGGTGGTAGATTACCTAATACCTATTTAATTCACGGGGATATAGATGATTCAGATGTAAATAATTTATATAACCACCCCAAAGTTAAGGCAATGATTAATTTAACTAAAGGTGAAGGATTTGGTAGACCATTACTTGAATTTACTCAAAGTAAAAAACCGGTTATTGCTTCAAATTGGAGTGGACATTTAGATTTTTTAAATAAAGAATTTGCAAGTTTAGTACCGGGTGACGTTAAACCTGTACATGAATCCGTAATACAAGATAGATTAATATTAAAAGAATCTAAATGGTTTCAATTTGATGTAGGGTTTGCACAATTACTAATGAAAGATTATGTTAACAGTTATAAATCTTATGATGAAAAAGGAAAACGTTTAGGGTATTATTGTAAAACAAATTTTTCATTTGAAAAAATGCAAGAAAAATTAGAAGCAATAATGGATAAAAATGCTCCTAAAAAAGTAGAAATTAAACTACCAAATATTAAGAAAATTTCATTACCTAAAAAAGATTAAATGGGTTTTATAGATTTATTTCCTAGTGTTTTATATGTTGAAGATTTAAATAGAAAATTTTCTACTAAGATAGAAGATTGGAAAAAATATATTCAAAATACGGAACTTGTTGATGAAAAAATTAATGGTTTTACAACTAAAAATCCTCGAATATTAGATATAAACCTTTTATTACCTTTAAAAAATATTATTATTGAAACTTCTAAAAAATATCTTTTAGAGTTAGGACATGGGTTTGAAGATTTACAAATTTCAAATTCTTGGGGAAATATTAGTCCTAAAGGCACTAATATGCATGTTCATTGGCATAGTAATAGCTACATAAGTGGAGTTTTTTATTTAACTGAAGGATCTGATATTACTTTTCATAATCCTTTATCAGACTTATGGAGTTTTAAAACTTCCAAACCTTTATCAAAAGAACATTATCGAAAATGGGATATGTATTTACGATCTCCTAAACAATCTCAATTAATTATATTTCCTTCTTTTTTAAAACATGCGGTTTATCCTAGTTACAATACTAGAATTTCAATAGCTTTTAATATAATCCCTAAGGGAGAATTTGGTACGAATACCTCAAAACTTTATTTATGATGACAAAAGACAGTTTAGAAATATGCCCATTATGTGGAAGTGACGCTTGCTATGTTACTGAATTAAATGCAACCGCTAAAAATTATTTTTGTTTTGGTTGTGGTTTTACAACCAATGATTTAATGATTATGGGTGAATTTGATTTTGAACAATACGAAGAAACTCTACCAGAACTTTATAAAGATATTAAACAAGTTGACAGTTCTAATCGTGTTTGGTATCCTATTACAATTAATATAGAAGATAAAGGTACAGTATTTGCTAAAGGTACTAGTAAAGATAATTGGCAATGGGCTGGAATTAAAGTAAAAGAGGTAGATAAAGAAGAACAAGGAAATTTTAAAATTCCTGGTACAAATAAGACATATAAGTATAAAACGGATATATCTACTATGAAAGAGTTTTCACAAAATGATTTTATGGATGCCTTAGAATATATTGGTTTTTTTAAAAATTAAGTTATGGGAATAAGTTTTGCAATTACTGCTTATAATGAGCATGAAGAATTAAGTAAATTATTAAACCAATTAGTACAAATTGTTAAATCTAGTGATGAAATTGTTATACAACTAGATAATAAAGCAACTGAACAAGTAATTCAAGTTACTGATCAATTTTTTAACAAACATTCAAAAAAAGTTTCTATTAAAAAAACATTTTTTAGTTTAGATAATCATTTTGCTAATTTCAAAAATAATTTAAAAGAACATTGTGCTAAAGATTGGATATTTCAAATTGATGCTGATGAAACATTAAGTGAAACATTCTGTACAATTATACATCAGGTATTAGAAGCAAATGAAGAAGTTGATTTAATAGCTGTGCCTCGTGTTAATATTGTTAAAGGTCTAGAACAAAATGATATTATACAATGGGGTTGGCAAGTTAACAACCAAGGATGGGTTAATTGGCCTGATAGTCAACATAGAATATTTAGAAACAAATCTGAAATAGGGTGGGTAAATAAAGTACATGAAAAGGTAGTTGGGTGGAAGACATACGCTGAACTTCCATCAGAAGATGATTCATATGCTTTATATCATATTAAAGATATAGATAGGCAAAGATCACAAAACGAATTTTATTCAACAATATAAATTAAATAAAAAGTTATGAAAACATTAATTACAGGAGGTTATGGAATGGTAGGTTCCGCTATGGAATCTCAAATAAAATTATCACGAGAAACTTGTGATTTAACTAATCCAAGACAAACAGAAAAATTATTCCAACTAATTAAACCAGATGGGGTAATACATTGTGCTGGTAAAGTTGGAGGTATAGGTGGTAATTCAAATTATAAAGGTGAGTATTTTCATGATAATCTAATGATCAATACTAATGTAATTGAATCAGCAAGAAAAGCAGGTGTTAAAAATTTAGTGGCATTCCTATCAACATGTGTATTCCCAGATAAAGTAAAATATCCACTTACAGTTGACCAAATTCAATTAGGTGAACCGCATGAATCAAATTATCCATATGCTTACGCTAAAAGAATGGCTGATGTTCAAATTAG